GAAGATGAGCCAATCAAGTATTGAGGACTTTGCCGATGAGCTGTATGATCTTATTAACAATGAACTTAGCGGGGTTGCCGCATTCAGACCAGCCCAGATTGAAGTACTCGCTGAGAGTCTGACCGGCTTAAAGCATGTGAAGGCCAAAGCTTTGGTCTATGCATTTAGCAAACTAGGCCAAGTTGACATGAATGGAATAGCAAAAATAGATGGCGTGACCACCAGATTTCACATCTATCGGACCAAAGAATGCGGTTACAATTTTAAAGATCTAAAAGTAGGTGAAATTGTAACCGCAACCAAAAACATGGTCAACAAGCACCTAAATGTTGGATAGTTACAAAAATCTAGGTCTGCAGTACAGACAGTTACAATTTTTCGTAACCTAGAGATGATACAGTCAGGGCATTCTGAGCAGAGTTACATTAGTTACATTATTCTATTTAAATTAATATTGATTATGTATATATGTCGTATAAGAGTCTGCAGCAAATTGTAACCTTTTTTGTAACCGGGCCAATTTTTAACATAGTTGTGCATCCGATAGAATTTTGAGATACAATCGCGCACATGACAGAAAAAGCTAAATCCACAATGGGGCGACCCACTAAGTACGATCCGTCTTACTGCAAGATTGCTATTGAATGTGGTAAGAAAGGGTTAAGTCGTGAAGCTATCTCATCAGAGCTTGGCGTCACTTGGAACACGCTCATTAACTGGTCGCAGCAGCATCCTGACTTTTTAGTGGCCTTAGACGAGGCAAAGAAAGAAGAGATGCTGTTCTTTGAGCGGCTTGCTTTAGACCATATTGTCGAGGGACCGGGTTCAAATCGGCTGAACACAGCGCTGTGGGCTAAGTCGATGTCAGCTCGGTTTCCAGCCAAATACCGAGAGAATACTAAGGTTGAAGTGACTGGCAAGGATGACGGTGCAATCAAGGTCGATGTAGTGCACGACTTTGCACAAGAGCTTTTAGATGACTTACTAAGCACAAGGCAAAACAGTGCCGAAGCCGACGATAGCTGAACTCTTCGCCGAGAAGATTAAGCAAGGGCCAAGCTTAAACAATGCATCGCCTGAGTGGAAAGCAGCGATTAAAGCTCGACTAAAATGGCTTCAATTAGCGAACAATCATCAAATTACGCCAAGTGGCGATTGGTGGTCAATTTGGCTTTTGCTCGCTGGTCGAGGAGCTGGTAAGACAAGAACAGCAGCTGAGTGGGTTTGGTGGGAAGCTTGGACGAAGCCGAAGACTCGGTGGTTGGTCTCGGCACCGACTTCAGGCGATGTCCGTGATGTGTGCTTTGAAGGAGACTCTGGGCTCCTCAATGTCATACCAACTCAGCTCATTGAAAATTATTCTAAGTCGCTTCATGAGTTGACACTTAAAAGCGGCTCAATCCTCAAAGGCATTCCTGCATCGGAGCCTGAGCGTTTTCGTGGCCCTCAGTTTCATGGTGGGTGGTGTGATGAGCTTGCAGCTTGGCACTATCTTGACGATGCTTGGGATATGCTGCAATTCGGCATGCGTCTTGGTCAGCATCCTCGAATCATTTGCACAACGACTCCAAAGCCAAAGCCCTTGGTCATTGACTTGGTGAACCGAGATGGCGAGGATGTGATTTATACAACAGCGTCTACATACGATAACCTTAAGAACTTAGCGCCAACTTTCCAACAGCAAATCTTGCAGTACGAAGGCACCAAGATCGGACGTCAAGAGATTTACGCCGAGATTATCGACCCTGAAGAGTCAGGCATCGTCAAACGTAAATGGTTCAAGTTGTGGGATGCATACAACAATGACGGAACAGCTAAGCCTTTGCCTAAGTTTGACTTTGTCCTACAGTCATATGATTGTGCCACAAGTGACAAGACCGCGAATGATCCTACAGCTTGCGTAGTACTTGGTGTCTTCAAGCCGAACCCTGACAAGCCTGCATCCGTGATGGTGATCGATTGTTGGGAAGAGCACATACAGTATCCAGACCTAAGACCTCGGGTCATTGATGAGTCAACCGCGATCTATGGCGATACGAACGAGTTTGGCATGGGTAAGAAGGTTGACATGATACTGATTGAGGACAAGTCAGCGGGAATTAGCTTGCTCCAAGATCTAAGACGTGCCGGCTTGAATGTCAGAAGCTACAATCCTGGCAATGCTGACAAGACGATGCGACTGAACATAGTGTCGCCAATTATCGCCAAGGGCTTAGTGTATTTGCCTGAGTCCACAACTAAAGAGGGAATGGCAAGAAGCTGGGTCGAACCATTGGTTGCTCAGTTGTGCTCATTCCCCGAGGTTAGGCATGATGACTTGGTCGATGCAATGACGCAAGGCTTGAGGATTTTAAGAGACATGGGGATGATTGTGACGGATTATGTTTATAATGACCCAGATCTCTACGTAGACGACACCAAACCAAGAAGGGTCAACCCTTACTCAGTATGATTACATATGATGAAGCGGGAAATGTAACAGGCGACACAAGTCAACCTGACCAAACGCCTAGTGGCGGATTAGTTGGCACACCGTCTTTAGATGAGATGAAGCATGCGCTTTCCATGTGGGGAAGCAAGACCGCCGATATGGCAAAGCAAATGCTCCAAACACCTTTTGCTGCAAAGCAGCGAATGTCCAATGCATTACCTGCAACATTAAGTCAAGCTGCGCAACTTGCACAAGTTCCTGGTGAAGTCACATTAGCTACTGCATCAAGTTATCCTGCAGCAATTGCAAAAGAAATGGGATTTCCTGAAGCTTCTAAAGCAATACAATATCAACCAAGATCACCATATACATATCCAGTTTTAGAAGAGCTAGGTAAGTTACCTGAGCAAATTACTGGTTCAAGTATGGGATTTGGTCCTATACCTGAATTAATGCAGCCTGAGTTTCAGCGTGGATTTACGCCTAATGATGCTCGAGTACTTGGCGCAAAAGCAACGCAATTTGGTCGTGAAGTTAAGAACATACCGACCGACTTTGTAAATGCTCAGTCCGGCGTAAAAACGCTTAACCCACTTGGCGACACAACATTAGGTACGAACTTACAAAGCGCTGCTGATCAGTTGGCAGATGTTGTAGCTAATCGTCGAGCACAAGGTAAGTCGGCAATTCCTGGCGTGCCAGATGTTTTAACACCGCAAACTAGCATGTATGCTGTTAGACCAAAGACAGGTGGTCAATTTATGCAGCCTACTTATGGTCCTGAGACTGACCCAACGGCATTTGTGTTAGAAGCAGGGCATATAGGTGATGTTACAAATGAGATAGAGCCATTTCATGGTAAAGAGCCTACAAATTCTAGATACTATAATTTATACGAAGAAAAGCATTTAAACGGTGCGCCTTTGCTTGTTGAGTTTGAAGCATTTAAAGATGCAAAAGCTCGTGAAGAATTCCCTGATATACAAGACGGTCGTGCATTGCAATCTGCAATAGCTATGAAGTATTCGCGTCCAGATGCTTCTTATAATAGAAACATCAAGTTACTTAATGAGTTTGTAGAAAAACCAGAAACACAACAATTAGCTCGTGATACTACAGGCTCTGAATTACCGACATTCGATGAGTTTAAGAAGCGTGTTGATGCAGCTAGAACTCAAGTGCCTAAGATGGTTGTGAACCATATTATGAAGTATGCAGGCACTGATCAAGATCCTTTGCTTACAAGCGCGACTAAAGGCTATACATTTATGCCTGCATCTGATGTAATTAGAAGTGCAGAAGCTTATGACCAAGATAGACTAGCCGCTAAGCGAGAACGTGAAGGTCTTGACCCATTAGGCGCTATTGCTAAAGCGCATGAAGAAAAGACTAAAGAGCTTGACGAAGCAAGTAAGAAGCTTGTCGAGCTAAACACACAGCAATCTAATCTTCAACCGCATACTCCTGAATACAATGTTCTTACGAACCCCATTAACAAACTTACATCAAAGATTGCAAGGTTAAAAGAAGAGGCTAACAACTTAGAGCTTGGTAAGGCATATGAAACATTATCGGACACAAGTATTGAGCCGATTACTGCAAAAGAAGCGATGGAAAACTTGCCTCGAGATCAGAGACATTTTTTCCCTTATATTAAGAAACTTGCCGAAACAGCGCCAGACACTAAATTGTATGACTACAATCATATTAGTGCATTAGGCTATAGAGGACTTGGTCGTCAATTAGCCGATGACGTGGTTACAGGCAAAATATCTGTTGACCAATTAGGTAATACAAGCTTAGCTAAGTATGTGAAAGAGTTTGCAGAGCCTAGAGTTGCGCAAGAGCGTGAAGCAGCTAAACAGCTTGCTAAACAAAATGACGTACTTAATTCTAAGCTTAAAGAGCGTCTTGAGACAGTGCCGAAAGATAAGCATTTTGGTAATGTTGCAGCACTTGAGCTTAAAGAAGGCCATGATGTAGATGATGCAACTAAGATTATAAGCGAGGATTGTGAAGTACTTGATCATTGTGTGGCACAAGGCGGTAAAACAGATCGTAGACACTTCTTAACAGGTAAAAGTAGAACGCACCAACCTATATACAATCCTATAACAGGTGAAAGAAATGAAGGTGTTGGTAGTTCTTCAACATCATACACAAGATCAGTTAGTAATGGTGAAGCACAGCTTGTATCATTAAGGGATACAACACCTGGTCCTACCGAAGGGCACCCTGTTGGTACTCTTCAGTTGCATAGAATTAGTAGACATGGTGAGCCTGCATATAACATTGGCTATATGTCAGGCTATCAAAATGATCCTATTAAGCCTGCATATGCTGACGGGCTTCGTGATTATTTAAATTCACGAGCCGATGAGATTGTTAGTATTGGTGCTCATGGGCATGGTAGCGATATTTATGACACCAAGTCTGACATAAGCGCAATAGCTAAACAACTAGGTATGCAACCTAGAGAACTGAATAAGTATGACTTGTCAGGTCTTCCTAGATTTGTAAGACCTAGAGATGTTAGAGCTGTGATTGAGAGTCAGAAGCTTGAAGTGCCGAATGCTGTTGTTCCGACAGGTGAACGTGAACAAATGATGAATAGGGTTAGAGAACTTGAGCATCAGCTTAATGATTTTAACTTGCCTCAAGATCAGTGGCAGGATATGAATGATGAGCTAAGATCGACCCGTGAGTTTTTAAGACAGTATGATAACCAAGTAAGTCAAAGAGAAGCACAGCCTGTTGCTAATGTGCCTCATGGTGATATTTCATATGATCATACACTTGAACGTTTGTCAAATGCAGGAAATAGAGCTGCTCGAGATGCACTAGAAACTACTGAATTAATTGATGATGATGCAGCGCTATTGCATGATGATATTAATGATATTATAAGTGATGCGCAAATGACCATAGGCAGTCCAGATACATACCATGACGACCCTATAGGCGCTTTAAATAATATTGCGCATGAAATACAGCGTCATATTGATCGTCATATGCAAAATGGTAGTATGCGTAGCCATGAAATCGTTGATGCACTTGAGAACTATTTAACTGATCATCGAGGCATTTCATATCATGTTGGTCAACAGTTAGAAAGACAAAGACAGCAAACTGATGTGCCGAATTTTGATGAGATGACCCCTAGTATGATAGATTTATATCAAAATGGGTTGGATTCTCCTATTCAGTCATCCAATAATCGTCGATATTCTCGTCAAGCAACGAATGCTTATAGAGATATTTTAGGCTCTATTGCTGATCAAGGTGGTAATCCTAGAGATGCTAATAGCATATCTGAGCATTTAGCAATGTATCACACTATGCTTGATAATCAAGACCCTGAAGTTATGGCAGATCTAGGGATTAGAAATACTGAACAAGCAAATCAATTGTCTGAAATGCTTGAAGAACATTTGACATCAATAGATCGACTTGAACGTGATAGACGAGATCGTCAACAAGTTCGTCAGCAACAAATTGCACCTCCTCGTACTGAAGATACATCGCATACAAACAATATTTCTCAGACTATTGACAATGCCGTTAATAACTTTAGTGACGTCAATCAGCCTAATGATGTAGCATCATTTAACTCAGCATTGCAACGAGCTTTTCAAGCAGCCAACCCTGTTACTAATCCAGAAGACTACATTGGTGCTATTTTAGACGAAGGTCGTGCATTAGCAGGTACACCTGCAAGGAATGCACTTCAAAATCTTGCGATAAGTATGAACAATTATCACGTTGCTCATCCTAGTGCAAGAAATGAGCGTAGTGCTAATTATGATGCAAATAGAATATTAGGTCAACAACAGCAGCATCAAGAGCAAGAACCAAGAACACTTAGACCTCATGAAATAAGCCATTTAGCTAGTCAATTGCTCAGTAATGATAGATTGCATACAGGCGAATTAGATATTCCAAGTTCTGATGCAACTCTTTGGGCATTAGATAATGGGCAACTGGATGTACCTGAGTATAGACATATACCGGCAGGCCCTGAAAGAGCTAGAGCAATGGAAACGCTTAGACTTGAATATCAAACAGCACGAGATAGCGTTTTACAAAATCAACGTGAAGAAGAAAACAATAACCCTCGTGGATTACCAGATGCAGCTATGACAGTGCTAAATGATGTTACACCAAGTGGCATTGAAGTAAGAGATCAGATTAACTTAGGTGATTTTAGAGAACTAATTAATAGTACATACAGAGATTCAGTTAGGCGTTTGCAAAACCATGCGAACTATCAAGGGTTGATGTATGCAGGTACAGTAGCGGATGAGATAGTTCGTGAAGGCTATGATAGAGGGTTCTCATATCCTCAGGTTTTAAATGCAGTTAATGTGTATTTATCGCATGAACAATCTTCTGCAAGACAAAACCCTCAGTTATTTGAAGATGGTGATCCACATCTTTTAAATGAATACAATGAGACTTTAGGTATGGCTAGGCATAATATACGAGGTCTAGCAGGCACTTTAAGTAGACTTTTCGCAGATCAACGACCACCTGAAGGCCATAAAGACGGTGGCCATATAAAATTCGCAAAGAACATAGACGAAATGCGCCTTGCGCTTATGAAAGGTAAATAATGGCTACAGAGATGCCGATTCCACAAGATTTTAATCGTTTCGTTAATCCTATTGTGGATGATGAAGTTGATACTGACGAGTCTATTGTCGAACTTTTAAGTGAACAAGATGATGTGCAAGAACTTGACGATGGGTCAGCCATTGTTAAGCTTCATGATGATAGTCTTAAGGGGCCTGAAGAAGCCCCTGACTTTTATGAGAACTTAGCCGATGTTCTTGATTCATGGGACCTTGACAAGTTAGCTACTAAGTATTTAGAGCTGATTGAGAAAGATAAAGATGCTCGTGAGGATCGTGATAAGCAATATGAGGATGGAATTCGTCGTACTGGCTTAGGGCATGATGCCCCAGGTGGTGCACAGTTTATGGGTGCATCTAAAGTGGTGCATCCTGTTATGGCTGAGGCTTGTGTGGATTTTGCGGCTCGTGCAATTAAAGAGTTGTTCCCACCAGATGGCCCAGTTAGAACTAAGATCATTGGTGAAGTCACTGAAGAGAAGACTGACAAAGCCGATCGTAAACGCGATTATATGAATTGGCAGTTGACTGAGCAAATTGAAGAGTATCGTGATGAGCAAGAACAGATGTTCACACAGCTGCCACTAGGCGGCTCACAGTACTTAAAGATGTGGTATGACGATGGTAAGAAACGTCCTTGTACTGAGTTTGTCCCTATTGACAATATTTATTTGCCGTTCGCTGCAGGTAACTTTTATACAGCATCTAGAGTTACCGAGGTTCAAGATATTACACAAGAAGAGTATGACATTCGAGTAAGAAATGGGTTGTACATAGATCTTGATGTGTATCGGGTGTCGATGGAGCCTGATCAATCTAAAGCTGAGAAAGCTAATGCAAAGATTGAAGGTAAGAAAGACAGTGGTGAGAATATTGACGGTGTCAGACGTGTTTATCACGTACAGACTTGGTTGAATGAAGAGGAAGATCAGTTTTCCAAGGGTGAGCGTGCACCGTACATATTGATGATCGATGAAGTTGAGAGAGCTGTTGTTGGGTTGTATCGCAACTGGGAAAATGGCGATGACACAATGACCAAGCTTGATTGGATTATTGAGTGGAAATTTATACCTTGGCGGGGTGCATATGCAATCGGATTTCCGCATCTTATTGGAGGTCTTAGTGCCGCTCTTACTGGTGCTCTCAGGGCTTTGCTTGATAGTGCTCATATTAATACTGCGCCAACTATGCTCAAGCTCAAAGGAGCTAAGGTTAGTGGCCAGTCAACAGTCATCGAGCCTACGCAAGTCGCTGAAATTGAAGGAGCCCCTGGAGTAGACGATATTCGCAAGATTGCAATGCCTGTGCCTTTTAATCAGCCATCGCCTGTCCTATTCCAGTTGCTTGGTTGGTTGACAGATGCAGCCAAGGGCGTTGTGACTACATCTGAAGAGAAGATTGCCGATGTCAATTCACAAGCGCCTGTTGGTACTACACAGGCTTTGATTGAGCAAGGTGCGGCAGTATTTAGTTCAATTCACGCTAGGTTGCATGACAGTCAACGTCGAGTACTGAAGATTCTGGCTAGACTGAATAAGTGGTATTTGGATGAGCAGCGTAAAGGCGATGTAGTTGCTGATCTTCAGATCAGTAAAGAAGACTTTACAACTAACTCTGACGTTATTCCAGTCTCTGATCCGCATATCTTTGCCGAGACACAGAGGTATGCACAGATTCAGACATTAGCTGCAAGAGCTGCGGCAAACCCTGACTTGTACAATAGATTGGCTGTTGAGAAGCGGATTCTTAAGCAGATTAAGCTTCCTGAGATTAATGAGGTGTTACCTGATCCTCAGGCTGTGAAGGATATGAACCCTGCATTAGAGAATGTGTCGATGACACTAGGAAAGCCCGTGGGAGCATTTCCGCAACAAGACCATATAGCTCATATGCTATCCCATATCTCGTATGCTGTGGACCCAATCTTTGGTTCCAATCCTATCGTTGCACCTACTTTTATACCTGCTTTCTTAGAGCACACAAAGCAGCACTTAACATTGTGGTACTTGAACCATGCCGATGCTTATACAAGCGCTGCACTTGGTCGACCATTTAATGTATTGAAAGTTGAGCCTGTTGTTCAAGAAGCGCAAAAGCTGTTGGCTGCTGCTTTACAGCATGTGCATAAAGATAGTCAAGAGCAATTGCAGCCTGTTATTAAGACAATACAGCAAATGATGGGTATGTTGCAGAAGATGCAACAACAGCAACCACAAGCACCGATTGATCCGAATGTGATGGCTCAGGTACAAGCCCTTACACAGACATCGATGGCTGAGACTCAGCGCAAAGCACAGAAAGATCAAGCAGAGTTGCAGTTAGATTCGGCAGCATTACAGCAAAAAGCTAAAGAGACTGAGCAGAAGATGCAAGCTGACTTAGTGAAGAACACTGAGAACAATTTGACCGCAGAGAGAATTAAGTCCGCAGAGCTATCAAAAGACGCTGCGCAATTGCAACATGAACAGTTTAGAACTGTTCTGGATGCCCAGAACCAAGCTCAATCTAACTTAGGAGATACAAATGAGTGAGTTGATTAACATGCACAAGAGGATAGCAATGGGAGGCGAGCAAGAAGCTAACCATTTGAAAAAAGGCGGTGTTGCTAAGAAGCATCACTATGCAAAAGGTGGTGGTGTAAAAGGACCTGCCGAGATTACACAACAGCCTAATGTGAACAAGATTGGTGCATACTCTGAGAAAGAGTCGCACACATTGATTAATGACAGTTCACAAAAGCGTCCTTTACCAAAGCCAACAGGCAAGATCGCTACAATGAAAAAAGGCGGACATGCTAAGGGCGGAGTTGCTATTGTAATTGCACCAATGCGCAAAGCCGCAGGTAGAGGTAGATAATGGAAGACGCAGCACTTTACATCGGTGAGAAAGCTAGAGAGCTTTCGAAAGAGGCCGCCGCTGAGCTCGTAGAAAGAGTCAGAGAGGGTAGAGATGCACCAATGACGGATGAGATATATGGAAAGACTCCAATATCCAAATCGTTATTACCAGAAGTTTTGCCTGAAGCAACAGGCGAAATCAATGGGCCTATGACAGCACTGCAAAGATTCATTAACATGTATCAGCCCGGTGAACTTGTAATGCGGAATAACTTCCGTAAGCATTTGTTGCAGGTCCTTAAGGAGTGGAAGGAGCAAGATGAGAATCAACGCTCTAATTGACATGATACAGCGACGTCGGCAAGAAATTTCCGAGGGAATGGTAAATGGTAATTGTGTGAACTTTGAAAGTTACCAGCGCTTGGTCGGTCAAAACTTAGGCTTGTTAGAAGTCTTGGATTTTATTAATAAAACTTTAGAAGAGGAAGAAAAAGATGTCGAACGACGTTGAACAGACGCTTGAAGAAGCGTTTCCAGTGGTAGATCCTTTAATGGCACCTTATGGTGCTCGTGTGCTAGTTCAGTTGCGTGCTGTTAAACAAAAAGTAACATCATCTGGTATTTTTATACCTGAAGAAACACAAGAAACTGAGAAGTGGAACACAATGATTGGTAAAGTCATTGCAATCGGGCCACTTGCTTTTAGGAAGCGTGAGTCAATGGAGCCATGGCCAGAAGGCGCATGGGCACAAGTTGGCGAGTTTGTACGTGTGCCTAAGTGGGGTGGGGATAGATGGGAGATCGATTTTGTGGACGAAAAAGGCGCAAACGGTAAATGTCTATTCACGTTCTTTAACGACCATGAATTGATCGGTAAAGTGACCGGCGATCCACGCGATATTAAAGCGTTTATTTAAGTTTTGAAAGGAAACTAGTATGAACCCGACAGATAAAGCAGAAATGCAGATTGAGGAGGTGCAAGATGGTTCTGCCATTGTGCAACTCCCTGAAAGTGAGGTTCAGGCCATATCAGATGACCAAGATATGCCCGCAGAGGGCCAAAATGATCATTCTGATGATACTGAACCCCAAAATAGAGTAAGCGATGATGACCCTGATAGAGAACAAATTAGGGAGGCTAGACGGGAAGAAAGAAGGCTTAAAAAGCAACTTCACCGTGAAAAAGCCAAAGAATCTAACCATCTTATCAATGCGCTGAAGAAACAGAACCAACAATTAGCCGAGAGATTGGCTGTTATTGAAAGAAAGACTTCAGGCGCTGAGCTTGCTAGGGTTGACAAGGCAATTGAGGATGCCGGTGTTCAAGTCGAGTATGCAAAGATGAAGATGCAAGAGGCTGTGTCATCTAGAGATGGCGCTGGTGTGACTAAAGCGCAAGAGATGTGGTTCGAAGCTCAAAGACAGCTAGAATCGCTTCAAAGTGTGAAGAAACAAGCCACTAGACCTCAGACACAGTCTGATCAGAATTTACAAATACCGGATCCTATGGTCCAGAAGCGAGTTGCTGACTGGATGGAGCGGAATCCATGGTATGACCCAAATGGGAAAGATCTTGACTCAGAAATTACTCAGCGAATTGACAAAAAGTTGACTGAAGAGGGTTATGACCCTTCGTCAGAAGACTATTGGGATGAGCTAGATGATCGTCTAGAAAAATATATGCCGCACAAAACAAATCGTGTATATAATGACCCTAATGTACGTAATAGTAACAATCCGAGGCCTCGATCTGTGATGACAAGTTCAGGAAGAGAAACAACTGCTAATTTAAAGCCAAATGAGATGAGGATTAGTCCTGATCGAGTTGCAGCTATGAAAGAAGCAGGTTTGTGGGATAACCCAAAACTTCGTCAGAAAGCTGTTCAGAAATATGCTGAATGGGATCGTCAAAACAAACAAAGGGGTCAATAATGGATGAACGTATCAAAAGAAATAATCGCGCCGGCCGCGAAAGTCGTGCTCTAGATGATGCACAACGTGAAGCACCGGAAGAAAAATTTGTCTCGTCTCAGGAACGTCGTAGGACATTCCGCTCGGAGTGGGTACAAGAGGCTTTGCCTTCACCACCTCCAATACCAGGTTTCCACTCATGCTGGTTATCTTCAAACAATCAATATGATCCTATTCACAAGCGTATGCGACTGGGTTATACCGCAGTAAAAGCCGAAGAAGTAAAAGGCTTTGAGCATTTAGTAGTGAAGTCAGGAGAGCATGCCGGTTTCGTTGCATGTAATGAGATGTTGTTATTTAAAATTCCATTAGATGTTTATCAAGAGTACATGGAGGAAATGCACCACTATGCACCGCTTGATGAGCAAGAGAAGATTAAAGTTCAACAAGATCAGTTACAACAAAGTGCACGTGATAGCCATGGCAAGCCGTTGGTTCAGATTGAAGGTACAGGTATGAACTTTGATCAATCAACTAAAGTACCTATGTTTTCATAGGGCTAAAGGAGCTTATATGTCTGCAACGTCTGCACCATTTGGCTTGCGTCCTGCGTACTTTCCAACAGGATTGGAACGTGCTCAAGCGCTAACAAATGGAATTACCTCAGGATATTCTTCGAATATTCTTAAAGGTCAGCCTATAGTTTACGGTACAACCGCAAACGGTGGCACGTTAGGTACTATCTTACCTGCACTAACGACAGGAACTGTTACAGGTTCTTTCCAAGGTGTTGAGTTTACAGATACTACTGGACGTCGTCGTGTATCTAACTATTGGCCAGCCAGTACAACTGCCACTAATATCGTTGCTTATTTTTATAACGACTTAAACATCGTTTATGAAATTCAAGCTGATGGTTCAATGGCACAAACTACAATTGGTAATGAGTACTTCTTTACTAATATTACAGCAGGTTCAACAACCACAGGTTTGTCACAAGCAACTCTTGGTTCAGCAACTGCTGCTGGAAATGGTTCACAAGGCCAAATGCGAGTTGTTGATCTAGCACCATATGCTGACAACGCTTGGGGGGATGCTTACACTATTGTTCGCGTTCAAATGGTTAACACGCAATTCTACGGTGCTTACACCGCAATTGCTTAATTACGAAAGGATAAGCAATGGCAGCCCCAATGCGAAGTACGGACTTTAGAAGTATTGTTGAGCCAATTCTCAATGAAGCTTTTGATGGAGTCTATGATCAACGTTCCGATGAATGGTCAACCGTTTTCCGTGAACAACAAGGTATTCCACGTAATTACCACGAAGAGCCCGTGTTATACGGTTTCGGTGCGGCACCTCAGTTACCTGACGGTTCCCCTGTTACCTATCAACAAGGTGGTGTATTGTTCTTACAACGCTATGTTTACCAAGTCTTCGGTCTTGCTTTTGCACTGACCAAAGTATTGGTTGAAGATGGCGATCATATTCGTATCGGTCAAGTATATGCTAAGCATTTGGCACAATCATTGGTGGAAACCAAAGAATTGCTATGTGCTAACATTTTGAACCGTGCGTTTAATAGTTCATACACAGGTGGTGACGGCGTGTCACTCATTAACACAGCTCACCCAATTGCTGTTGGATCTTTTAGCAATCAGCTTTCAACAGCTGCTGCTCTAAGTCAAACATCACTTGAGCAGATGTTGATTCAGATTCGTCAAGCCGTTGACAACAACGGTAAGAAAATCCGTCTCCAACCTCTTAAGCTGGTTGTTGCACCTGGCAACGTATTCCAAGCCGAAGTATTGTTGAAGTCAGTCCTACGTACTGGTACAGCTAACAACGACATTAACCCAATTAAGTCAATTGGTTTGTTGCCCGAAGGAGCTTCAGTAATTAGCCGTTTGACATCAGCTACTAACTGGTGGGTACAGACAGATGCACCAGAAGGCTTGAAGCTTATGATGCGTCGTATGTTGGAAAAGACAATGGAAGGCGATTTTGAAACCGATAGCATGCGCTATAAGGCTACAGAGCGTTACATTCCTAACTGGACTGATCCACGTTGCTTATTCGGTACACCCGGAGCATAATCAGACGGGGCCAAGTGATCTTGGCCCCATTTTTTAAATTTGTCATACTTTTCATGGAGCAGACAACATGCCTCAATTTTCAGATGACCTTTTCCTAGGGTCTGCACAATCTTTCGTTGGTACAAACACAACGAGCAATTTAGGAAATCCTTCACCTATGTCATTGGGCTTTGGTCCAATGGGTCGTGTGTATCTATATGATACAACGCCTGCAGTTGGAACAACTGCGGCTGTTTTAGCGGCTGTTACACCCACTACAGCAACGACTTATAGTGGGACTTCACTTGCGGCGGCATCAGCATCTGCGGGTACAACTCGTGTTGTTCGTACAGATGGTACAACAGTTGTTCAGTTTGATTATCCTAGAGCAGTATCAGTAACTACTGCATCAGGTAGTCCTACTAACTCCGTTGTAACAGTAACAGGTTACGATTACTACGGTAATGCGATGACCGAGATCATTCAGACAGGTACTGTTCAATCTACAACGACAAATGGTCGTAAAGCATTCTTCCAAGTTTATTCAATAGCATTCTCAGCAGCAACTACAGTAGCTGTTTCTGTAGATACTACAAATATTCTTGGTTTACCTGCTCGTATTAGTGACTTTGCATATATTCTAAGCAATCGTTTTTCTGGTTCATTATCAAATGATTCTGGTACTTTATTGCTTGGTTACTATAGCAACACAACTAACTATGCAACACAAGCCGTAACAGGTTGGACAATTGCAGCCCCTGGCGTATTAACAGTTGGTTATGCACCAGAAAGTGGAACAATCGTTCAAGTTACCGGTACACCTCCTGGTGGTTTATCAGTATCAACAAACTACTGGTGGACAAAAGTTAGTGGTACAACAGGTAAGTTATCTTCAAGCCAAGCTAACTATTTGGCAGGAACATTTATTACTTCAACTGGTTCATACACAGCATCAGCTGCTTCTATTGTTCCTCAGTTCACATCCACTTCTGTAACGCCTGATGTACGTGGTACATATGCACCTGGTGGTACATTAAATGGTTTAGCTCGTTTGGTCTTAACGATGGGTATGACAGCCATCCAAGTTGGTCCAAATGCCACTGCAACTGGCTTACTTGGTATTGCACAAGCCTAATTAGGAGAAAATTATGGCGACAAAAATTGCTCGTGAACCTAAAGAAAAGACTACTGAACCATCAGTAGATGAAGCCGGTAGTGGCATGAAAAAAGGTGGGCATGCTCACAAAAAGCACATGGCAATGGGTGGTGTTCCAATGATGGCACGCCGTCCTGCTATGCCCACTCGTCAGCCTATGCTAATGCGTAAAAAAGGTGGTGAAGTTGAGTCACCTAAAGAGCATAAAGCAGAAATGAAAGAGATGCACAAGATCGAGAAAGAGCTTAAGCATCATGAGCATGAGAAGGCTTCTAAAGCACATCATGGTCTGAAAAAAGGTGGGCATGCTAAAAAGCACATGAAGCATGGTGGCATGTACGATCCTACACCGGGTGGTCTCTTAGCAGAAGGTAAGGAACATAAGAAAGCATCAACAGGTGCAATCGAAGGCCCCGGATACAAGCACGGAGGACATACTAAGAAACACCACATGGCTAAAGGTGGAACACTTCATCCTATGATTGATGTAAAAGATAAAGTAGTTGAGGCTAAACAAACTAAATCTTTAAGCACAAAATCAGGTGGTGTTGAAGGTGTAGGTTATAAGCACGGTGGCCACTCTAAAAAGCATCACTATGCTAAAGGTGGTACAGTGTCTGATAGTGTAGCAAGCCGCTATGTGAACGACATGAAAGATGGTCAAAAGATGCCTACCAAGAAGGCTGGAACTAGTGAAATTCATCAGTCACCTGCTGGATATAAAAAGGGTGGTCATGTTAAGCACCATGCTCATGGCGGACATGTTGAGCATCACACAACTCATGGTCATGGCGATCATGGGCATGATCATATGCACAAGCATGTAGCTAAGCATCATCACGGGCATGATAAGATAGATGGTCATCCTATGAAGAAGGGTGGACATGTTGGTCACCACACGACTAAAGTGTCTACGCACAAAAAAGCCGGCGGTAAGTGCAATTATTAAGAGTTGAGGGCTTCGGCCCTCACTTTTTAAGGAACATATAAATGTCTCAATTATCGGTTTATACAGGCCCAACGTCGAATACCGACAACCAATTACGTTTACAGCAAGCACAGCGTTCTACTGCGTATGATCCAGTAGATAAAATGCGTGTTTCCACACCTCAATCTTTGATTGACACTGACTTTGAATATGGTCAGCAAGGTACGAAGTGGGAACAA